ACGTGCCAGATGAGAAGACGAAAGAGTTCTTCGCAGCACAGTACAAAAAACTTATTCAGCAACAGAAGAAGCAACCTGTCGTGGTTGTCGAAGAAAAGCCAGTCACTGCTGCTGTCAACATTCAGCAAAGAATCGCAGAGAAGGCTAGAGAAGAAGCTGGTGACATTGAAGGTTTGATTGATGACTTCATTGCGTCTGGTTGCAAGAGTTCGATTGATCTCGACAACTACCTGAAGAACAAGAAACTCAGTTCCGTTGTTCTCAAGAAAATCTGCGACATCTTCCTGCCTAAAGCGAGTCATCTTCAAGATGTGATCGATGGTGCTGATCCTCAGTACAAAGAGGGCTACTCTAACTTCACCAAAGTCCAACTCAGAAAGTACAAGGAGTTTGTGGATGCTATCATTTCTGCGACGAACAAAGGCTCCGAAGCCAGCAAGCCAGTTCGCAAGGCTCGTAAGAAGAAAGAAAAGCCAGCTTCTGTTCTGGTGGCAAAAGTATCTTATCTTGCGGAGGATCCAGAAACTAAACTGAAGAGTGTGCATCCTGAGAAGATCATTGGTGCCAAGCAAGTCTGGGTGTATAACGCTAAGACAAGAACACTTGGTGTGTATCATTCCACTGATGCACGTGGTTTTTCAGTCAAGGGTTCTACACTTCAGAACTTCAATGAAGAGACTTCTGTTGCAAAAAAACTACGGAAGCCTGAACAGACAATCAAGGATTTGATGTCTGCTGGCAAGGTGAAACTGCGTCAATTGCTTCCAGGATTGACAACAAAAGAGTCGCAGTTGACAGGAAGACTAAACTCTGATACAATCATTGCAAGAGTGGAAAACTAAGGAACATAATGATTCTCGTTGATTACAGTCAGATTTCAATCTCCAATCTGATGATGCAACCCGATCTGCTGAAGACGCTAGATGAAAATCTGATTCGGCACATGATTGTAAACTCTCTTCGTGGGCTGAACGTCAAGTTCGGTAAAGACTATGGTGAGTTGATCATCTGTGCAGACGACAAGAACTATTGGCGCAAAGATGCATTCCCATTCTACAAGGCTTCGCGCAAGAAGAATCGTGAATCATCTCCTCTCGACTGGAACAAAATCTTTGAGATTCTGAACCGCATTCGTGATGAGTTGAAAACCGACTTTCCGTATAAAGTCATTCAAGTCCGCAAAGCTGAGGCTGATGACATCATCGCATCATTCTGCCTCAAGCATGGTGTAGAGTTGAAGACTGCTAGCACTGAGAAGATTCTGATTGTCTCTAGTGACAAGGACTTCCTGCAACTACAACGATTCGTCAATGTTGAGCAGTACAGCCCTACCGCTAAGAAGTTTCTTCGCGAGAGTGATCCCGAGAAGTTTCTCCGTGAACACATCATTCGTGGTGACACTGGCGATGGCATTCCTAATATTCTGTCGCAGGATGACTCCTTTGTCTCAGGCACTCGCCAGAAGCCTGTAACTGAGAAAAAGCTAAATACATGGTTGACGCAGGAGTTTGAATCTTTTTGCGATGAGACTATGCTTCGGAATGTAAAGCGAAATGAGATGCTGATTGATTTGAGCAAAGTTCCGGTAGAGTATCAGACTAAGATTCTTGAGACTTATGAGACTGCGCCAAAGAACGGGCGCGAGAAGTTGATGAACTACTTCATCAAGAATCGCATGAAACAACTAATGCAACACCTACAGGAATTCTAAGATATGGCAACGATTGATTTGAGCAAGATGACACTGCCGGAGATCATGACACATGTATCCGACTTGTCACATGATGATAGACCCAATGCGATGGTGCAGATTGCAAACTTTCGCCCAGACTTCAAGGCTGTTCTTCAGCTAGTCTTTGTCAAGGAGATTGTTCTAGACCTACCAGCTGGAACACCACCTTACAAGAAACTTGACATGCCTCAGAATTGGGGATACAATCGTCTGCCAAAGGAACTGAAGAAGATGCACTACTTCATCAAAGGGGGTCAGAACAACCTCTCCAAGATGAAGAAAGAAACGATGTTCATTGAGATGCTAGAGAGTCTTTCACCTGAAGAGGCTAAACTTCTTCTTCAGATCAAAGACAAGAAGCTAGACTACAAGGGCATTACCAAGCGATACGTCAAGAAGGCGTTCCCCGAATTTTTTCCAGGAGACACGGAAGAGTAAGATATGTCAAAGCACGATGATAAGAAGCGTAAAGGATTTCGCGAGTTCTATGAAGAGGATGATCGTAAACCTAATCGCAAAAGAGTAGACGAAACGTACCGAGATAAGATGCGGTTCAAGGACAAGATCAAGAGATTTGATCCTAAGAACTACTCCGAAGAAGACTTTGACGAAGACTATTTCAACTAAAAAAGGAACCTATATCATGAGTAAAACTGCTGTATTTTGGATGATTGTTGTGATTGTTATCATGACAATCGCATCTCCTATTCTGTTCATCTGGTCACTGAACACACTGTTTGCACTGAACATTGCATACGGCTTTCTTGAGTGGCTTGCTGCACTGCTGATTCTTGGCGTCATTCGTGGTGATGGCGTCAAGTTCAAGAAAGAATAATTTTTTTGTCTGGCTCGTCAAAAAGTCAGACAAAACGCATATATAGAAGATGAACTTTACAAACCCACAAAGGCAGACTATAATGGTCACTAGACACACATCGGAGCAGACATGGAAAGGATTTGCGTATTGCGCAGATTCACGCCTTCCTGCCATTTCAAATAGTGAGTCTCGGGTCCATCGGTAAGTAGAGTACACAAGTACACCAACCAAAGGACCCTAGCGACGAAAGTTTCTAGGGTTTTTTGTTTGTTGCGCTAAAACAACAAGAGCGAAAAAAGACTTGACGGATCAACATCAACCGATGTATACTGTGTCTGTTGAGTGAGAAATCGTTCAACGTCAGAGGAAGAAGAAAGACTGACTAAAGCAGTCAAGAATTCAGAAGCCTCTTGACAAGATGCGGTAGCTGATGTATACTGTGTCTGTTGAGTGAGAAATCGCTCGGTTCTTTAAGATTTTGGTGATCGTAGATGGGAGAGATCCCCCACGACAGAGATATAAGGTCCTGATTGTTTCAGGCATTATCTACGATCACCGAATTCTGTTCTTTAACAATCAGAAGATCATTTGCTCCCGTCGTCTACTGGCTAGGACGCTGCCCTTTCAAGGCGGAAAAGACGGATCGAAACCGTTCGGGAGTACCATATTGAAGCGCACTAAACTGTTTTAGGATCCGGGTGTTACCACACAATCCTTATAAAGTTAGGTAACATGAGTGCGTTTCAATATGGTAAGAATTTGGGTTCTGCCCCTTACGGCGGACTGTAAATCCGTTGGCATTGTTTTGTAAGGAAGTTGCCTCGTGGAGCGTTACCATCAGAACCCACCAAGATATGTGCCGTGACTGTGTAAATGGCTAACAGCGGGTAGTAACCCTACCCGGTCAGCAGTTCGACTCTGCTACGGTACACCAAGTTATGCTGTATTCCAAGTTACTGCGATCTCTCAGTTCAAAGCTGTCGCAGTGTAAAGAGAAGAACAATAGGTCAATCTTCTTGGAGAAAATACAGCGCCAATACACCCGCATAGCTCAGTGGTAGAGCAGCGTCTTGATAAGGCGAAGGTCGGTGGTTCAATCCCACCTGTGGGTACCAAGACATTATGGGACTTTGGCGTAGCGGTAACGCAGCGGGCTTTTAACCCGTCAGTCTCGGGTTCGAATCCCGAAGGTCCTACCAAGATAACTGGCGTTCGTTCAATGGACAGGACAGGAGTCTTCTAAACTCTTAATAGAGGTTCGATTCCTCTACGCCGGACCAGTTGACATCCGATGTGTTCTGATGTATAATGAACACATCAAGAAAAGCACGAAGACTGCCACCCCGGCAAGAGTGCGACGAGGTTGTCGAATCTGCCTCGGTATGTGCCTCTTTAGTTTAATGGTAGAACACCGCCCTTACAAGACGGTTACGGCAGTTCGATTCTGTCAAGAGGCACCATTTAGTTTGTTGTTTCTGAAAATACCTGTGCAACCAGGTCAGTGCAATGCTAATATTGTGGACGGTACCTTAGAAACAGTACGCAGTTCTCTCTGACGAAAAACGGAGTAGCTACCTAAAATAAGTCGGTGGGATGAAAAGCAAACGGCTACGGGTGAACGTAGTCTATAAAGAGACAACAAACTAAATGGTTATTGGCTTCAAAGTGTTCATGGACGCACACAACACTGTCACTGTTGAAGAAGGGGATCGTTACCCCTTGAAGCCGCCAAACAAAACAATCGCGGGCGAGGAAGAGAGAAATCCGCTAGCCTCATAAGCTAGAGATACCCTGTGCGACTCGGGGGTCCGCAACCAAATTTAGAGTAGGTTCAGCAACCAAAAGCATTCAACTTGTAATTGAAAAAGCAAAAAACTACTCTGTTGTATTCATAGGTCATAAACTTTGATGGTGAAGTCCACCCTCTTAAGGTGAGAGAACGCAGTTCGAACCTGCGATGACCTACCAGAAGTAAATTAGCCCCGTTGGCGGAATTGGTAGACGCGCCGGATTTAGGTTCCGGTCTTCGGGTGAGAGTTCGAGTCTCTCATGGGGCACCATATTTGAAGACATTAGATTTAGTGTTCCTGAAAAGGCGACAAAATGGACGCGAGTGGGACGCATATCGACACTGATGAAATACCGAAAGTTACTAGTGTCTTCAAATATGGTAAGTGCGTTATAGTGTGTAGTGGGTAGGATTAGTCCTTTCACAGCCCACGAAACTTTACCCGTTCAGTGACGCGGCGGGACCATATTGAAGCACATTACCTTTACCGGACGCGGATAGGTCGTAAGAACTAAACAGTGTGTTTCAATATGGTAGAATAAATATAATCA